GCAACGTAGGAGAATGGCGCGCACTGGCGAGCGGTAAATTAGGTTCGGAAACCAATGTTACCACACTGAAAACAACGCGGCAGGTCACTGACCTGTTCAAGAAGTTTTCATTCTCTCAGGATATCCTCACGCCAGACCAATTACTGCAAGACAGTAAACGAAAGTTTGTTGTCAACCAGGAACGGTTGCTAGCCTTCCGCCTCGATCGTACAGACCCTCTCGTGAGGGACGTGGTCTGGAGAGCGCGTGGATGGTGTGAGAAGATACTAGGGGACTTCGATTCCCTGGAGCTCTGTGAGAGAGCTACGTTCGGCAAGAAGTCGTCCGTAGGTGTCCCAATGCGCAAAGCCTGTGAAGGCGAGCGGTATGAGGCACCAATATCGGGTTCAGATGATCATATTGACTGGTTTGCTAAGTACTACCGTGCTTACAACCGACCCGCGTTTGAATACGCGAGCCGAACAGCAGCGCTTTCCCAAAAGCCACTGTTTAAATCAGTTGACATCCTCGAGGCCGTTCTAGTCCCTAAGACCTGGAAAAGTCTTCGCATGATCATGCCCAACACCACGCTCGGTACCCTGTACTCGAGTGGATTAGGGCGAATGATCGAGGACCGTTTACGAAACTTTGGCTACGACATCAAGCACCTTCAACCAGTGCATGGTGAACTGGCTAAGATTGGCTCCATCACGGGTTCGCTCGTGACGGCTGATCAGTCGCTGGCTAGTGATAATATCACTGTCGGCTTAGTAAACGAAATCTTCCCTTGGCGATGGGCGCGAGCCCTGAACTTCGGGAGGATCGGGAAAGTGTCGCTCTATGGCGACATCATCGATAGCCCCACGTTTGCAACGATGGGAATCGGTTTTACCTTTCCACTCCAGACTCTTCTGTTCCTGGTACTCCTTCTGGCAATACGTGATCACGTGTCCCTCGGCGAGGAGACGGTGATCAGCGTCTACGGGGATGACTTGATCTATGCTACGGAGATGCACTCAGCAGTTGTTGTGGTGTTTCCTAAGTTGGGTCTCGTCCTAAACCTCGACAAGACGTTTGCTGAAGGTTTCTTCCGGGAATCCTGCGGTCAAGACTACTACCGCGGGATTGACGTTCGTCCCTTCCACCTTGGGAGGTCGACGGGTCGAAGCGCTGGGAAGCGCAGAGCAGAAGCCTACCTGTACAAAGCTCTTAACGCGCTGTTGAGGCGCTGGAGCGTATACGAGGTGTCTTCCACAGCCGCCTATATCGTCGGAGAGTTACGTCGGGTCCGAGGGAGTGATCCCTTGGTTGTACCGACTGACTTTCCCGACACGGCGGGTATCAAGTACGACTATTTTGTCGTGGACGAACTTGGCTTGGCTGTTAAAGGAACAAGGGACGTGCACGGTACCCTCCAATTCCGCTATCTCGCCTTTGAGGCTGAGCAGCGGAAAGAGGACCGGCATGAACCCTACATGTTCCTACGACTGCGTAGAGCTAGTGACGTCGCGCGACTACCGTTCCCCGTGAGGGGTTCAGGAGACGTACTTGTCGAGTCGACGCCCATATTTAAATGGGACGCCGCTCCAGGAGGC